AAAAAATAAAATTTCTATACCCTTGCGTATTCCACGCTGGTATTACCGAATGATACTCAGCATGCTCTTTCCCCTCTTCTTTTCTTAAAACAACTCTAATTCTACTTTTTGTGCCATGACGATCTATCACTGCAACCAATCAAAAGTATTCAATAGTTTTTACCTCTTTTTTTGTTTCTCCATATTTCCTTACTTTTATGGTTTCTTCTTTTGTCCTATGCTCTTGATACAGGTGAGATTTTTTAATCACTTCTTCTACATCTAAAAAACATTGAAATCTGATAATTTGCTCACTTTCAGCCCTCCTATGTTTATCATCTTTGTAGGTAATATGAGAAAATCATTCGTTATTAAATTTCACTTTAGCTCCCAAAGCAGGGCATTCAATATCTCTTCTTGCGAGTTTATTGAATTTATTAATTGCTCTATCTCTTGCCGTAGTTAGATCCATGGAGTATCAAGATAATAAAATATTACTCTTAGAGTAGTCTATATTTCTTCACTATTTTTTCAACTATTTTTTTTGATTCTAAACTCTCAAGCAGCCTTTTCAGTCAAGCAATCTTCGCCTCTAATTCCTTGTAATTCTCGTAGTCTGCGTTGCAAGATTGAGTGGTTCTGAGTCGCTTAGCGTTTACTCAGCTCAGTGATTTTATTTTTCAGGAATTCTTTTTCTCTAACGGTATGAAGCCTATTTATCATCTCTTTCTGATAGAATTCTAAAATAGTAGGGCTTATATTCTTCAACTTCGTAAATTTTTCAGTGTTTGCAAAGCTCGTTCTCTTTCATAGGAAGCTTTGCGATCCTAGAGAACTTATTTCAATCTTTATCTATGTAATGACTGATAGCATCCGCCCATCAGCGAACCTCTACGGCGGTTAGTTCTTTTTCGTTCATCTCCAAAAAAAGTAATAAAAAAATCTGACTTAGTCTTCTATTCTCTCTATAGACCAAGGATTGAGGAGTCTATCCTTATTCTCGGACTTCTCTCAGTCTGCCAAGTAGGCGATTGCTGTAAGCTGTTCCTTGATGGTATAGGTATCCTGAAACGGATAGGGTATCCCTACTACAAGCTCTCGTTGGTCAAGGTAGTCTTGTGTGTATCTTACCTTATCTCAGGGGTTGAAATCTGATTTCATTCTTTTTCTAATCTATCAAAGTAAAATCCTCACTCACTCAGAACTTCTTCGCTACAGCGCTTCTTTTTAGTTCATTTTTTCTTTTGCGTGCATATTTCCAATTTACAGTTGTAAATTCTAATCATTCTTTAAATTCTTTTTCTTGGTGGGGATTAACAATCAAAAATTTATAAGAAACCGGTCAAGGAATTTTACACACAAAAATCCCCTTTCTCCATTTTCTATCAGTGAAATCTCTGACTTCAATCTCCTCTCCATATTCAAACTCAGGTTTTTCTGGAACGAGCTCAAGATACTTTTCTTCGTATCGGTATTCATTGTTGGGACAATAGATAACATCTCCAGCAATCTTCTTAATTGTCCATCAAGATACTTCATAGCTCTTTACGAAAGACTGGTCTGCTTGCTTTGTCAGCCCCTCTCTAGTAACTCTTACTTTATCTCATACTTTGAATTTCATTCAACTACGATATTATCAACTAAAAACTGTCCCAGTTCCTCCTCAGAATAAAGAGCGGACTGCATGATTCGATACATTCAATTTGTATCGAATGGACATCTCCTGAATCAGTAGCTATCCTACCGATAGCAATAAAGCAAGTTCAACTACTGCACTCTCTGCTTTTTATAAAAATACGGTATTCCCTTTGCAAGAGCTAATTTTGGAGTCAATCCATAAACTTTTTGGAGACGATCAAAGATATGCAGGCAAAGTAGAAGAAATCCAACTCAAAAAAGTGGATACTAAAGAACGAAAAACTGATGCTGAAACGGTAAAAATTCTGACTGCAACTGGTTGTTTTACTAAAAATGAGATCAGAAAATTTATGAATTATGACGAGCTTCCAGTCGGAGGAGATGAAATGGCAACAGGAGTCGGAGGGGCAAATTTTACCCTTGGACAAGACGACATTGAAAAAATCAATAAACTTTCAGCCTCTATTAAAAACGACTATGAAGCTCAATAGTATATTAAAAATCGCAACGGAAAAAGTCCTCAAGGTAAAGATGGAAGAAGAAACTAAATTCCAAGTATATGACCTTGGAGGAGAAGAACTTCTCGTGCCTCATAGTGAGCTCAGAGAAGTTTTTGAGGAACTGCGAGAACTACAATACAAAAGAGCTTGGAATTATGTAGAAGGACTTCCTGAATTTAAGATTACAAAGCTTTCACAAGAGGAAATTTTCCAGCTTGGAGAAGAAGAACTCGCAAAATATACACTCAAGGCTGAAACCACACTCACTAAAGCTTATAGCATTTGAATGGTGCAACAAGATAAGGTTTGAGGTGCTTTTGGATTGAGCTTTGCGGTAGATAATCAGCACGCAAAAGATCGAGCTGCTCAACATGCAGGAGAGATGATCAGTGGAATCAATGAGACCTCAAAAAAAGAGATCAATGGAATCCTCAATCAAGCATTCAATAACCAACTCAGTAAAAAAGAGCTCCTAGAAAAACTTCAGACTTCTTTTGCTTTTTCTAAGTATAGGGCGAATATGATCGCCAATAATGAAGTAGGAACAGCCTATATTCAAGGAACTGTGAAGCAACACCAAGAACTCATGAAGAGAACAGGAATTGAGGGACGAAAATATCGACAAACCAGTAATGATGAGAAAGTGAGCGATATCTGTATGGATAATCAAAATCAAGATTGGATACCTTTCAATCAAGATTTCTTTTCTGGACACTTTTGTCCGCTTGGGCATGTGAACTGCAGATGCAAGCTTAGAGTTCGTCCATTTAAGCCGTGAGAGCTTCCTGATGGAATCTATGATCATAGTAAAGACCGAGCATGGAACGGATTACCTGAGAATTATGACCAGATTTCTAATAATGTTTTACCTCCAAACTTTTGGAAAGCTGGAGAACTGCCGAAATATCAACTGAGTGGAAACGATTTCAGCTCATTTAATCCAGCTAAAAACACTCTCACTCTTGGGCGAGAGAAGTGAAGTCTGAATCAGAAAATAGACGAACTTCACGAGGCTGGACACTGGCTGCATTACAAAGCTATCATGCAAAGCCCCACAATGCAAAAAAGGCGAGAAGAAATCCAAGGAATAATGCTTAAAGAAATTGATGACCAAATAGAAGTCATCAAAAAATGGAATGGGCAAAGTTTTGAATGGATCAAAACTGCATATCAAGGAAAGGTAAAGGAATATGTGCATTATTACCGATATGAGCAAACAATAGGGGTTGCTGGTAAAGCACAGACGACTATTGAACTCTCCCAAAGACTTGAGCTTGACTCGCTAGTGGTTTTAGATATGATAGATGGAATAAAAAAAGGAGAAATGAATTATGAAACTCACGAAAAAAGCTACTTAGAGAAGCACTGAGAAAAAGAAGCAGTAGCCAATATGAATGTGATAGCCCATACCAAAAATAAAGTCTTTGAGGAATACTTTTCAAACACAAACAAGGCTATCAAAAAGTTTTATTCTGACCTATACGAATGACTCAAGTATTAGCAAATGGAGTCCTCCAGCGACGATACAAAAAGAAGTATCAAGTAGATACGAGCGGACTTGGCTGTGTGATTTTTAGAAAACGAGGAGAAGAGGCAAGAATGGAAACACTTCTCAATGCTCGCTGAAGAGCAATTATTATGAAGGATATGAGAACTGAAGAAGAGATTGAAGATGAGGTTTCTCCAAGTATGTGGTCTTATCGCCCTGAGTATATTGGAGAAGAAGACCCCAACCGAGACGAAGAATTGTTTATTCAAGAAGCTCTTGACCATCAAGAACAGTTTCTTCAAGAATAATTTGACCTTGAGATTGAACACCTCCTGAACTATAAGGAGGTGTTTTATTTTTTGGCTGAAAAAATGGAGTTTAGGAATATAAAAAAGATAGAAAGTCAGAATACTGCTCTCTTTATCGCTCTTGTGCCTGATGAAGTAGACCTGAATGGAGATAAAATTTCAGCTGAAGAAATAAAGAAAGCGGCGTATGAATTTATGAAAAATCTCCAAGATAAAGCGGTGAATATTGATCACGAAGAGAAAACTGATATTGAAACCGCACACTTTGTAGAAAGTTATCTGACACTCGTAGATATGGAGCGGAATGGAGATACAATACCTCAATGAACTTGGATCGTAGGGATTCAATTTGATGAAGACACTTTTGAAAAAATCCAAGAGGGAGACTTTATCTGAATTTCTATAGAATGAAAGGGACAATATACCTAGTCAGACTTTATTCTTTTTTGAAAAATAGCATGAAAAACTTAATCAATTTGATTGTAGATAAAATCTCTATTGTAAGCAAAGATAAAACTCCAGCTGTTCCAAAAGCAAGCAGTGGTTTCTTTTCTGTTTTGAAAATTAAACAGGGCTGGAGTAAGGAACAGATGGAGAGGTTGGAAAAAATAAAAAAAATTTATCAAAAAGACCAAGAGTCTACATAGTGTGAATTGACCTTGAGATTGAACACTTCTTTATTTGTAATCCAAAGCGATGATTAACATCACTACTTTCATCTACCAGCAACTGTCTGGGACTCCAAGCATCGCAACCCAAGCAAAGCAAATCAAACCTGTCGTAGCAGAGGAAGGGAAATGAGATCCTGCACTCATCTACACTAGAATTGCAGAGCATCGCAAGGGAATTGTAAGGATTGGAATATATCAGATTTCTGCTTGGTCTGAGCAATTGTGGAAAGCAGAGGCTCTGATTGATGAGGTCATTAAGCACTTCAGTAGTCTAAAAATTCCTCCTATTAGACACTGTAGCTTAATGAGTCTTGGCCAATCCTATTATAGCGAAAAAAGAATGCATGGAGTTCATGCAACACTAAGATTTAAGTTAGTAGATGAAAACTTTTAACCTTTATAGTAAATACCATGGGAAAACCAGAAGTTCGTTATGATGATCAGTCAGTGAGAATGGGATCTGTAGATTTTTTTGCAGATTTTGGAGATGGATATATTAATCTCGGAGCTCTCAATGACGCAAAGCTTGTAGTAACAAGAAAGATTAAAAAACTAAAGTGGAGTAATCGTGAACAGGCACCTAGGACAAGAATTACTGAAGCTAAATTTTCAGCAAAGCTTTTCCAAATTAAGTTTGATGTTTTGAGTCAGATTGATGGACTCGGAGAAGTAAGCAAGGTTGCAGGGACTAAGCAGACTGACACCTTTGTACTTAATGCTGGAGAGGCAGTAGCAGGAAAAGCTGTGATCCTTCCTCATAAGAATGCTAATGACACAAATGTAACTATTAAAAGCGTTACTTATGATAAAGATGGTGCAAATACTGCTTGGAGTGCAAACACCCACTATTCTCTCGTAAATATTGACGGAGATACAGGAATTGTCTTCAAAAATGCTGTAGATAAAAAAGTGGAGATTGTATATGAATACACTCCAAATGCAGTAAAAAAGATCGTCTATAAAAATATTATGAAGTCTCAGAAACTTTCAAGATTTAAGTTTGTAAATACGAATGAATACGGAAAAAATCTTACTATTGAATTCCCTAAGGGATATCAATCAGGAGAGGCTTTGGAATTAAACTTCTTGAATGACGATGACAATGAGGAAGGTATTGGAGTAGATGTAGAAGTAACTGCATTTCCGCTTGTAGATGGAACGGTCCTCAATATTATTGACGAGCAAGATCCTGAATAGCATTCTCTGTTCTTACATAAAAAAAGACTGACTCTAGATAGGGTCAGTTTTTTCTTGACTTTTTTGTAAAAAATCCTATATACAGAAGAGACCGAACTAGAGACCCAAGAGAAAGCAAACCACCTATGGCACTTTCTCTTTTGGGGATTGTTTGGTCGCAATGTGCTATAGGTGGTTTTTAGATTGTAAAGTTTTGCTATC